TATGACGATGGCGAGCTTTACATAGAGACTAAGCTCAGAACCACCGTTGAAGCAGATATGCAAGCGGCGATTGAAATGGCGAGGTTGGCCCATGGGAGTAGTTAGCACCAACACGATGGTTGCAGGTACTACAGGTAGTGGATTGGTCGGTTTTTTCATAAATCAAGCTGGATCTATGTCGCCAACTACAACTGACGCCTTTGGTGTGTCCCCAACAATTAGTTATGTTTTTTCTGGATTCTCCTTCGTGACAATTCAGTTTGTTGGGCATTTAGACAACAGCAGTATTACTGGAATCACTTTGACGCCAGCGGGGGGATCTCCGACCACTTTTACATTTACTAGCTATGTACGAGACAACAACAATAACGTGACTCGGTTCTCAGAATACGCTGGCGCTTATCCCGCCTTCGTTAGTGGAACGACTTACACTGTGGAACTTTTGTGTACGACTACTGATATGAATACGGAAGGCACAACCTTAGAGCGTAGAAACCCTAAAGATATGAACGACTTTTATGGCGCTACCAGAAACGTGCCGCCGGTGTCGGGCTTATTTAAACTGAGCTGGCTAAAGAATGCTGTGAAGTACGATCACGGGTCTCCAATGACTTCTGTTCAATACACTCACGCGCCGGGCGGATTTGCTGTCGCAACATATACCGGCTATTCATCACTAATACTGCCAGCTTTAGGTTTGTCTGGAAACCTTGGGTCAATGACGTATACCACCGTTGACGACATTATTAATTATTATCAAGGCGCAACTGTTAAACAAATAATGCAATCAACATTTCCATCATCACCGTCACAGGTGATTATCACATTCATAATGGATCAAACCGCCGCAGACACTAATTCACAATGGTACAAAGTTAGCCTAACGCCAACGGGGGGCGGTACTGAAATAGCGTTTTATAGAGAAGACCTAACTTATAGCAGAAGTGGATCAAGGCATACATGGGTAAAAGATTACGGAACCCCGCAACTTGCCAATGGTACAACAAATTACGACTTTGAGCTTCACTGTTAAACCAGTGGAAGACGTGCTAATAACACGATAAAATCGTCAAACCACAACTAAGGAGAGGAACATGAGCGAACAGAAGCGGGAAATGAGTGCTGACGAGTATGTAACGATGGCTAAAATTGATTCATTAGCTAAACAAAACGCCGGTCAGGCTCTCAGAATAGCCGATTTAGAGGCACAACTCAGCTTGATTCAAGCACAACAGCAGCAGCAACAGCAGCAGTCAGCAGAAGCGCCGATTCAAGGCGAAGAACCTGTCTTTGAAGCGGTTGACGAAGCGCACTAGGTGACAATATGCAAGAAGAGGCAAAAACAATAGTAGACGGATTAGCTGTTACTGGGACTGTTGCGACTATGGCGGGTTGGCTGCCTCCTCTTGCAAGTGCTTTAACAATCATCTGGTTATCCATTCGGATCTGGGAAAGCCCTACCATTCAGAACATCTTTAAACGAGATGTCTGATGGAAGTCTGGGAGATCATAGTTCAGAGCTGGCCCGTTGCAGCAGGAGTATTTCTCCTTATTCTGACTATTGGCAAGATTCTTAACCGTCTTGACGTTTTAGAGTCCAAGATGATTGAGGCGTGGAAGGCGATTAACGAACTGATAAGGAAGTAGCAAATGATTGCTGAACTTGTTGCCTTTAATGCCGCATTTGGAGTTGTCAAAGAATTCATCGGGAACGGCAAAGACCTAAGCGATTGCTTTGGCCAGATCGGTCAAATGGTCAACTGCAAGGAAGACATAAAGGCTAGGCAGCAGAAGAACAAGAAGTCTTTGTTTGCTTCTGACGCTGAGGAGTTTATGGCTCTTGAGCAGATTGCAAAGGCAGAAGAAGAACTAAAAGACTTCATGGTTTATTTCGGACGAGCTGGATTGTGGGATGACTTTATCATCTTTCAGGCTAAAGCTCGCAAGGCAAGGCTAGAAGCAAAAAACGCGCACATCCAGAAAATAAACAGAAGGATGCACTTTGCAGGACTCGTGTTTGCGTGTGGTCTAGTTGCGGTCGGATTGTACGCTTGTTTCACTATTATTTATGCGATTGCGAGGTAGTCATGCTTGATAAACTCATTGGTCCCGTGACGGGCTTGTTAGACAAGTTCATTGAGGACAAAGACCAAAAGAACGCTTTGGCGCATGAAATTGCAACAATGTCGCAGAAATACGCGCAAGAAATTGCTCAGGGTCAGATGGCTATCAATCGGGTCGAGGCGGCCCACAAGTCGCTGTTCGTGTCCGGTTGGCGGCCCGCCACCGGATGGTGCTGCGTTTTTGCTTTAGCTGGGAACTTCATGGTCATACCGTTCACCAATTTTGTTTTGGCTATATCGGAGGTCGATATAGTGGTGCCTCTTATTCCTCTGGACACTATGATGCCCGTTCTTTTAGGGATGCTGGGGCTTGGCGGGCTTAGGACGTATGAAAAGCACAAAGGCGTACACAGGGATAAGTGATGTTTAAGTATTTTACGTTGGAAGAATTCGCATGTCAGGAAACTGGCGAGTGTTTTATGAAAGAGGAGTTTATTCATGCCTTGGATGCACTACGTCACGAATGCGGTTTTCCGTTTAAGATCACTAGCGGTTACCGCAGTAAAACTCACAGTCTCGAAGTTAAGAAGCCTGGCGGCCCAGGAAAGCACACTGCAGGCATTGCAGCTGATATTGCTGTTAGCAATGGGGCTCATCGGTTCATTATTGTTGCTAACGCTATTAAGCTAGGCTTTTCAGGGGTGGGCATTGCGCGCTCGTTCGTACACTGCGATATCCGTGAGACTACTCCAGTCATTTGGACCTACCAATAAAAAGGGCCCCGTAGGGCCCCGAAAGGATGTGGCCATGACACCACATGGCAATTATAAACACATTTAGTGTACATATGTAAACAGTCTATGCTACCATGTGGTTCCCAAAGGAGGAGACTAACATGGAAACATCAGAGCAAATCAACGAGCTAGCCCCTGCATTAAGCAAGCTGCAAAGTTCAATCAGTAATCCCGTCAAAGATGCTAAGGCCCATCACAGTCGATACGCATCGTTCCCATCCGTCTTAAATACGATTCGGCCGCACCTGGCTGAGAACGGCTTGTCTATTGTGCAGACCTCTCGTAAGGATGAGCTGTACGGGTCAATGCATGTGATCGTCACAACCAGGCTGCTGCACAGTTCTGGCCAGTGGATCCAGGAAGACATATCTTCTGCGATCAACATGAAGGCGCAGAACAGCATTCAGGACATGGGCTCGCTTATTTCTTATCTGAAGAGGTACGCCATCCAGGGCCTGGTGCTAATCGCTGGTGATGACGATGACGACGGTGAGGCAGCTGCTAGAACTCAGCCTGTTGAGCAGGATGAGAAATTTAAGCCTATCATCTTCATGCAAATGCAAGAGCTAACTAACCTGGCAAAGCAGAAAGGTGTCAACATTGACCTCATAGCTAAGGCTTATCAGTGCAGTGAGCTCAAAGATATGAGCGTGACTCAATATGAAGAGGCTAAGAAGAAACTTGAGGCAAGAAATAACAAGGGGGATTAAATGTGGATAGTACCGAAGAATTTAAAAATGTCGTCAGCTTTTGTAGCGGATACGCTGGCATCGAGCGAGGACTTGAGCTTGCAGGAGTTGCAACTAGAACGCTCGCTTATGTGGAGATCGAAGCCTTCGCCGCTGCCAACTTGGTTGCGAAGATGGAATCGAACGCCTTGGCTCCAGCACCTATCTGGTCGAATCTTAAAACCTTCCCAGCACACTTGTTTCGAGATCGAGTTGACATCCTTACTGGCGGTTATCCCTGCCAACCGTTCAGCGCAGCGGGAAAGCGCGCCGGGAAAGATGACCCCCGCCATCTCTGGCCTTGGATCAGAGAACATATCCAAGCAATCCGACCTGTTCAGTGCTTCTTTGAAAACGTCGAAGGACATATCAGTCTCGGACTCCGAGAAGTCATCGAAGACTTGGAAGGACTTGGTTACGCGACGACGTGGGGAATATTCAGCGCGGCTGAAGTCGGCGCGCCTCACCAGAGAAAGCGAGTCTACATCTTGGGCCACTCCCAGAACAACAGATGCGAAGGGTGGAGGGAGACCATTAAACGAGAAAGGTCAGAGAATCACATTAAGCGACCCGACCAAGACTTACGGTGGCAATCTCAGCGATCAAGTCAGACATTGGCCAACTCCGTCAGCAAGGGATCACAAGGGTGGCTACATCGGCGGAAGGATAAGGAAGGGCAAAGTGAGCTTCGACACGTTGGACGTAGCGGTGCAGCACATCAGCAACAAGGACAAAAAATCTGGGACTTTGAACCCCAACTGGGTCGAGTGGTTGATGGGTGTGCCGACCGGGTGGACAGACTTAGGCTCTTGGGGAACGGAGTAGTGCCGCAAACAGCGGCAAAAGCTTGGACAGTTTTGATGGAGGATAATCATGATCTTGCATGATGTGCAACAAGGTACGCCTGAATGGCATGCGCTTCGCATGCGTCCCACCGCTAGCAACTTCCGTCGAGTGTTCACCTCGCAGAAGAAACGGTCAACATCGTTTGATGAATATGCGATTGAGCTCACTGAAGAGATCAAGGCCGGCAGAAAGCTCGAGACCTTTAAGTCTGAGTGGATGCAACGAGGTAATGACATGGAAGCCCAGGCTAATGCAATGTTTCAGTTAGAGACCGGGCTTGTTACAACGCCCATTGGGTTTGTTACTACTGACGACGGCAAGATCGGATGTTCCCCTGATGCCATTGTGCATGACGACGACAAAGGCGAGACGGCATTGCTCGAGATCAAGTGCCCTAAGCCAACAACTCACATCAAGTATCTGTTAGCTAATAAGGTGCCGGCAGACTACATACCGCAGGTCCAGGGTCAGCTCTGGATAACGGAAAAACCATATGCTTACTTTATGTCGTTTCACCCAGATCATGAGAGCTTGATCATTCGGGTAGAGCGAGATGAGGAGTATATCTCTGGCCTAGCAACAGAGTTGAATAAACTGCTGGATAAAGTAAACGCAAACCTTAAAAAGTTAGGAGTAGTACATGGAGTATGATAATAGGGGAAGAGTAAGCCTGTGGAAGAACACGAAGGAAGGTGATAGGCAGCCTTACGTTGACGGCAACCTGGTGGCTCACAGAGACATCAAGGAAGGAGAGACTATTCGCATGGCTCTCTGGGTTCAGAAAGGCGCAGCGGGCAATCAGCCGGTTTTGAAAGGCCAGATATCAGATCCTTTGCAGCATAACGGAGAAAACACTTCTGATCTACAATCTAGTGTTAGCGAGGAGGAAATCCCGTTTTGAACTTGCACTTCGGAGAATGCCTGAAGCGCGCTCAGGATGCAGCAGGGGTCACTAACCGTGATCTCTGCGAGCATTTTGGAGTGACCAGGCAACAAATATATCGCTGGCAACAAACCAAGGACGCGAGGCTGTCCCTGGTAGAAAGGTTCAGCGAGTACTTCAATATGGCGCCGTCAGATTTTATTGCGTAAAGGAGGGGAACATGCAGGGGCAATTTTGGCTAGTCAAAGACAGAAGGGATCTTGATCAAGCAATAGATAACTTTAAGTCTTACATCATTAATGATTGGGACTTTAAGAAGCCGCTCACTTGGCAACCTAAAGAGTATAAGAGTGTCCGGTCGATTAGCCAGAATGCCCTGTTCCATATGTGGGTGAGAGAAATCACCGAGCACTTTATTTCTCGCGGTGGAAATGTAGAATGGACTACTGAGGAAAACGTCAAATTGTATATAAAACAACAGTTTCTAGGATTTGAAGATATCCGATTTAACAAGACTGTTATTCCACAGCAACTCAAAAGCACCAGGAAATTGGACCGTGGCGAGATGTACCATTTTATGGATCAAGTTTACTATTGGTCAGTTGAACTGGGCTGTCATTTGACCCTGCCAAAAGAATCTGAATATATGAAGATAAGAGCAGAGACCAATGCCTGAGACGTTGAGATCAAAAGCATTAAAGAAATTGCAACTGCTTTCTAGGATCGCCGCGGCAGATGCAAATGGTTACTCTCAATGCGTATCTTGCGGGATTAAAAAGCATTACAAAGAAATGGATGGTGGACACTTCCTACCAAAGGGCAAGAGCTCGTATTGGGCCCTTGAGGTAGAGAATGTTCATCCGCAGTGTAAAAGCTGCAACAACTGGGGTATGAGGTACGGCAGTGCCGCACAGTCATACACCATGTGGATGGAGGAGTACTACGGTCGAGACTTTGTAGAGGAAATGATAAGGGACCAAAAGAAAGTCAAGAAGATCTACGCAGCCGACTATAGGGATATGATCAAGGAATGGTCTGCACAAATAAAAGCTCATGAGCGACGGATATGCCAATAAGACTTACTCCAGATCATTTAGATTTTTGCGTCACTGACCTTCAAGCGGAGGCTGTGCAACTTTACTTAGACGGGCACTCTTTAAAGAGTATTGCCAAAAAGCAAGGCAGGGAATACAAACGTGTACACAGATCATTACAATCGATCGAGCAAAAAGCGGCTTTCAAGGGCATTGCCAGGGATTATGACCTGGTACACCAAACTGCACCGGGTTTTGTCACGAAACGTGTATCTACAGCGTATGGCGAAGATGGTAACGTCAAGCTGCAGTGGCATATTCAGGAGCCTGAGAAAGTCGCGATTACTGAGATGGTTCGCGAAGTGGTGGATGGTTTTGTGGAGAAGCTACAGGGTCGTCATAGTCCGAGAAAGCATAAAGGTAGCGTGGTGGAAGACTTACTATGCTCATATATCATCGGCGATCACCACCTTGGAATGCTGGCTCATTCGGATGAGACGATGGGTGACGATTACGATGTCTCGATATCGAAAGACCTACTTACCAAAGCGACCGAAAGACTAATATCCGTAGCGCCTGACGCGAAGGTTGGATTGTTGCTAAACCTGGGTGACTTTCTACACATCAACGATTCCACAAGCACAACCCCTGCGTCTAAACATTTGTTAGACTCTGATGGCCGTTATGGCAAGACCATTAGAGAGGCAAGTATATTGATCAGGAACATGATCCTGGCAATGTTAGACAAGCACGAAGAGGTCTGGGTTATTAATGTCAGGGGAAATCATGATCCTGATGCCTCGTTGTGGCTAAATGAGGTGATGAGGCTTTTCTTTGAGTCTGACCCACGCGTCCGTGTATTCGACAATTTATCTAAGTTTGTATGGTTCCAGTGGGGGAAAAATTTAGTTGTCACGCATCATGGCGATAAGATCAAGATGGCTAATCTTTACGGTTCAATTACCAGGAATCTGAGAAAGGAATGGGGCGACAGTCAGCACACCTTTGTATGGACCGGCCATGTGCATCATAAGAACCAGGAGGAGTACGGAGGGGCCATCTTTGAATCATTTAATATCTTGGCACCACCCGACGCCTGGCATGCCGGTAGCGGCTACAGCAGCTCTCGCAGCATGAGTTGCATTGTGCTTCACAAAGATTACGGTGAAGAGGGAAGACTAAAGGTAAACATTGAGAGGATCCAAGATGACAGCGTTTGATGACCAAATCGGAGGTACGCATTACAAGCACATGATGATACAGCCAACTGAGTACATCATGGCTAATAATTTGGGCTGGTGCGAAGGGAACGTAATAAAATATATTTCTCGATGGCAGAATAAGGGCGGAGTTGATGACTTGCGGAAAGTTATCCATTACACTCAGATTCTGATTGAGGCTGAAATAAGGGAAGAGTAATGGCGGCAGCAGGGAGGCCAGGGAGGCCACGAACGGCGGGACCGTTCAATACCAGGGAAGAGCTCGAGCAAAAAGTTGCTACCATGCGTCTGCATGGGATGCCAATGATTCACATTGCGAAAGAGCTCAAACTAAATAGACGTACTATCAAGCAGATCGTTTGTGATCTGTCTTTAGGTGCCGGCTGGGCTAAGGGAGGCCCATTTAATCGCTAAGGGAGGAGGCTCACGAACCGGCCCCCTAATTCTCTTATAACTCGATTGAATAAACAACCTAAGTTTTAGATAGAGGGGCTCGCTTGTGCCTCCATTCGATATAGCAAGCCGTCGTCATCTTGACGTTAAAAGTGATTAGCAGCCACGACCTTTAAGAGGCGGGAATAAACAGCGGAAGGGTCCCAGTTAAAAGGGGCGCAGAATGGCACTGCGTTAACAAATGTTTGCTGATGACCGTGGCGGCTATGGGCAGAATATAAATCAGTGTAAGGGGACCAACAGCCTCTAAATGACCACTATTGCCAAAAAAAACTGGGAGCGTAAATGAACGATTTGGTGTTCACGCCGGTAGAGTTAGAAGAGTGGCCTGAACCGCTGTCTGACGACATGCAGAAGCGAATACAGCACGGGATAGAAAAAGGGCTAGACGAGCTGTTAGAGAGTGAGTGGTTTGTGAATTTGGTAGATCAGCGGGTTCGCATGGTAATTGAGATAATGAACGAAGAGTCAGAGGCGGCAGGTCTGTCTGGTTCGATTATTAAAGATGTTCTATCAGGTTCATGATAATTGGCTAAAACGTGAAAAACATTCAACCACAAGCCCGGGATACTCGGTTAGGATCAGAGGTTCGATCTAACAGGGGGGAAAGGCAAAATGGAGTTGAGACC